CATGGCTTCAGTAACGCTTGTGATCTCAGCTTGCACGTTCGCAACGGCGTCCACTGGACAATCGTTGTAGAACGCTTTCAGGTCATCCACGACACGCGTAAGACGCTTGTGCAGAAGTTTGGCGTCGAAACGCGGATCGTTGAACGCTGCGAAGGCAAGAAGTTCCTGACGCGTCGTATAGACGCGGAGTTCATTCTTGGCCTCACGGATCAGTTCCAGGAAAAGTGTGTAGCGGCGAGAGAAAGCGAGTTTCAGCGGAGTAGGAAGATCCTTATCCGCCTTGGCGTTTTCTTCTTCTTCTTCCGTAAACGCCGTCGTGGCGAGTTCCAGAAGATTGCTGACATACGCGCGAGCGTTCGGATGCATTGCAGCCTTCAACTCGGACGTGACGTTTTGCAGGGTCTTCTTAACCTTGCCTTCGGCGTTGCAGGACGCGAGGACTTTGGCAGCGGCGGAATTGATTTCCGCCTCTGTCCAGTCGCCTTGCACGCTCGCCTTAGCACACTCTACCAGCAAGCTATCACGCGTCGAAAACTCGCTGTCATTCGCCGCCTTGACCGCAGCCTTGGCTGTGTCGCGAACGGTCTTGGTATTCTCCATCGCGCCCATTGCCTTGTAGGCAACGCCGTTAATGAAGGATGCGATCTTTTCGATCCGCGCGTTAGCTTGTGTATCGCTCATAGTGGTGTCTCCATCATACAATCAAAATCCACGCGAGATTGCGTGGTGGAGAAACCAGCGTTTATCCCTACAGGTAAGGAAAGGGATAAACCCCTCTGACCTAGCTTGCTGTGTCGTGCATGCAGATATCAAATCGCCTTCTATGCACAGACAGGCAAGCTAGGCCGCGTTAGGTATGATTATCATTGTGGCTTGCTAGACCTTAGCGCCAATGATAGCGCCTAATTCTTCGCCATACCTTGTAACGCTCCCACTGAAAGGTCACGCAAGGCTAGACTTACTCCGCAGGGACCGCGTGTGCCGATGGTAACGGCCGGCCATTATACGCGTTGCTTGTGGGGCGTGCGGGCTCATAACAATGGCCTTCTCCGCACTTACCGAGCAACGTGCATAATTTGGGTCAATAGAGCACCCTTTTCACACGTGGTCTGCGTGTCGTTTCGCTTGGTTTCGTGGCAGGCAGCCCGCGCGTCCCCCTCGTGGTTCGTCCGCCGTGCCTCTAAAGGCTGCATGTCGCCCCTAGTCTCTCGTGGGGGCTTCATCCGAGGCAGGTATCACTAGGTCACTGCCTTCACCCTAGAGCGAATGTATTAACCTAAGCCTTCCCTACCGGGAGGGATGCTCTTTTGGCCTTTCAGACACCCATACGGACCCGCCCCCGGCGGGGGATGCTGGACAGGGCGGGCACGCGCGTGGCCCCTGCTTAGCCTGTCCTCCCATACGACCGGGCTATAAAAACCCCTTGTGTTACAAAGAGACTTCGATAATATACCCCCGTCGCCACGTCGAAGGCTATGGCATTTTCCCGGAACCGTAACTGGTTGGACCGCAGAGCTAAGGACCAGAAGCGTGGCGACACCCGATCTCCAAAAATTCCCCACCCTGAAAAAAGGTTATGTATTACATGAAGACAGAAGATATTTCCTTAGCGATCCCATCAATATGGAAACCCCTCACGCAACAGGTCGAGTTGGCGGTCCTGGGGAAGCTGGGCGAAGAACTAGGAGAACTCGTCAGCGCGATATGCCGGGCGATTATCCAGGGTGGCCTCCACCACGAACATACTGATGATCCCGAGGATACGAACCGTGATCGTATTCGAGAAGAAATAGCCGACGTGCAAGCCCTGTGCTGGATACTGTGTGACCTTTACGACATGGATGAATGTGCCATACAGTATCGCCGGGACGCCAAGATCCGCATGAAACGAAAATGGATCAACGCTCTTGAGGCGCATCTCGTGATGAAGGGAGGCATCGACCCCCAGAGCACGGAGATGCAGGCTCTTGTGTTCAAAGGTGTGGACGAAGATATTGCTCCAGAAATCACCTTAGATAGTCTATATAAAAAGCTACCGACCAACGACAACTAGGAGTTATATTATGTCAGGAACGATACTCTCCGCGCTCACAGGCGGGATATCCACCCTCATCGGCCCCGTGCTTCAAAAAGTTCTCGACTTCATTCCGGACCCGACCCAGAAGGCCCAGGCCGCCCAGCAACTCCAGGAGGCCATGATCCAGGCCGACGCCGCCATGGAAGCCGCCCAGGCCGACATAGACAAGACGGAGGCCGGCAACGAGAGCATATTCGTCTCGGGATGGCGGCCCTTCATCGGATGGGTGTGCGGAGCGGCTTTGGCCTGGACCTTCATCCTCGGTCCCATCTTTGCTTTTTTCGCGACCCTGGCCGGCTCCAAGATCACACTACCCACCTTCGACGCCTCGGGCGTGACCGCGCTCGTGGTGCCCATGCTTGGCTTGGGCGCTTATAGGACGGTCGAGAAGGTGAACGGCGTCGCCGGCAGCACAGCCACACAGAAAGCGGTGCTCGCGTCGAAAACTAAATAAGGGGGCTCATGCCCCCTAACACCCCCGCACATCTTAATATAAGCTACCATAGGTTGTGCATGTGCAGGGGATTGGGGCGGCGTGCCCCAAAGAAAACATGGAAAAAGAAGCGGAAGGCCCTGAAGAAGTCCCTGAAGAAAACGCAGACGAACGCGAGAGTGTGAAGCCCTCGAAAGCCTCAAAAATCTCAAATGTTCGAGGCAGTCTCAATAACAAAAACAAACTTCAGGATATGAACCAAATCGCGAATGACTTCGCGAACATGAGCACCGATGATCGTTTATGGTATATATTTCATCGGCAACTTAGAGTATATAGGGCGATCAACACCCTCCTGGGCCTGGATCCCGACAACGCCGAGATACCATGGGCAACCCAGGTCGAGTTGGCAGGGCTTATCAAGGATGCGAGAGAGTTCAGGGAAAAGGCGGCAAGAGCGCGTGAGCAGCGTGCAACCACGCTCACGAACGTCGTTCGTTATATCCTGGGAGGCATGGGCCTCGCGCTGGCGCTCAAGGGCGTTGACGTTATCCTCACCGTCGCATCATCAATCCATGTCGGGAAGTAACAGGGAGTAACGGTGCCATGTTCAAAGCTATCGGGGTGAGCATCTTTCGGGACTGGAGCCTGTATGCCGTCAAACATTACTTGATCGGCGCAGTAGTGATGGGCCTGATTATTCTACTCGTTCACGTGTTCGAGGAAGCCTTCATAGTATCGTATAGGTATCCGGTGAGCATGAGCATGTTCTCGCCCGAGCAGACACTTGGACAATTGCAGGATTGTCGAAGTATGAGATACAGCGGGGATGAGCGATAGTTACCCATATTTACGATAGGGGCGTGCCGCCCCTGTAACCCCGCACATATTTTCCTTCCCTGCTGGTCGGGAACGGTTTATATTTACGAATATGCAACTATATGCAGGGATGACAGGGGGTTTCAGGGGATACATGCAACCGCCGGCATACAGCCGGCAAAAGTATGGCAATGCCCCCTGACGTTGATGAAAACAATCTGGTCCGGCGGGTCGCGTCCCTCGAAGCCCATGCCTCCGCGACCAACGCGACCATCACCGCCATCGTCAAGGCGAGCGACAAGATCGACGCCGATGTGCGTCAGGTGCCGACAGGCATGGACCGCCTGGAGACCACGGTAACCCGGCTGATGGATGAAAAACTCAAAGGCGCGCATTATCAGATCGAGGCCGGCAGGATGATCGTGGCGACCATGGACGCGACGCAGAACGCCAAGATCGAGGCCCTGACCCGCGCGATCAACACCATGCGCGACGCGCTCAGCAACGCCGAGGGAGCATCCAAGGCACGTTCCGCGCTCATCACCGTCACGCTTACGGTTGTCGGGATCCTGGCGACCGTGATGGGGGTCTACATCGCGGTATCACGCAGATGAGAGAAACGATCCTTAAAACTAACTCTTGATTTTTACATTCGAGGCACATAATGAGGCGTGTCTGTTCTTTGATGGGGACGGATGCCAAGGTTGCGGTTCGGCGGAGCCGTGGTTGTAAAAGGGCCTAGCTGACATATCTTCTCGGTTGTCATGGGGATGACGACGAAGGTATCAAGCTAGGCCCTTTTATTTTTGTTGGGGCGTGCCGCCCCAAGCCCCTGCACATGTTCTTGATCGGCGGGCGGATATGTATTACATAAATCATGCAACAATATGCAGGGGTTTTAGGGGCGGCACGCCCCTGACGTAATACTATGACAGGCTCTACACCCTTACCCATCGCCAACGATCCCAACCTCACCGTGGTGCTCACTTTCAGAGTTCCGTTAGGTGTCAAACAGATTTTTGATCGCATCTGCGAGGACAACAAAATCACGATGAGCACGTTCATGCGCGACGCGCTCAAGGCACACGCGAAGATGTATCTTCAGCGTAAAGACAAGGATATCGACCGGAGCATCAACCGGGTGAGTAAACCCACGCCCGCACCCAAACCCCCGCGTGCGCGTGCAAAGCGAACCAAAAGCGCGTAAGGTTCTTCTGGTTCGAGAGTTCTGTGCGACGATGGGGGCTTGCAGCCCCCAAACCTCCGCACATAGCTTAAACGCTTCTCAACCATAGGCTCCGCTGGCATGGGCCGGCAAAGAGGTATGGCAGGGGTTTGGGGCGGCACGCCCCAAAGAAAACATTATGTCCGAGACTTCATCCGCTGCATCCACCCCTCCCGCGCGCCGTGAAACCCCGAGCGCGCTCTCCGCCAACCCCGGCCGGGCGGCACCCGAGAAGATCGCCGTCCCGTCGCTCCGGGGCGGTTCGAGCAAGCCCGTGGCCTACGACCCGGCGCAGGATCGCATGGGCATCAACCCGGTGTTCGAGCGCACCGACGAGGATGACGGCACGGTGGGCCTCCAGGGGATCCAGGCGACCGCCGGCCATCTGGCGGCGCTGCGGGAGAAGAAACAGGCGGCCATCGCGGCGAGCCCCATCGCGCAGCAATCCTATGTTCCCACGCCGGCTACCAAGACCACCAAGTTCGGCACCGAGGAACAGCAGAACCGCGCCGCGCGCGGCGCGACGCCCGAGACGAACACCGCCATCCCCGACGCGACGGCGCATCCGGCGGCACCGGAGAGCGCGCGGCCCCCCACCAACCCGGTCCAGCGCGCCATAGACGCCCGCAGGGCCGCAGGCGCGGACGCCAAGCCGCCCAGCGGCATGCCCACGTTCAGGCCCACGCCGCCACCGTCCACCCCACCCAGCCGGGCGAGCCAGCCTCCAATGACGCACCGTCCCGTGGCCGACAAGCCCAGCGACACGCAGCCCACGAGCGCCGCCGAGCCGCGCGACGAGCACGACGACCCAGCGCCCAGGGACGTAAGTTCGGCGCACGAGGACGCGGTGCCCGCCCAGGCATCGTAAGGGTCTAAGTCCAGGCCCCCGCAGGCATGGCGCGTCCCGCGTGGGCGCGCCTGCTCTCTTTCGCGATCACCCTGCCCGTGATATTCACCTGGGCACCCAGGCAGGCGTATTGCAGGCAGTCGGCCACGTCGCTCCACGGGTGTAGTTTCTCGGGCGTTTCTTCGAGTTGCCCGTCTTTTTTCTTCTTGTATCTATACTTGTTTCCGAGTGCCATGATGAGAGTGGGGCACCCTTGTCGGTAAATCTGGATTGCGGGTGTGCCTTGCACATCCTCCCGAAGCATCTTTTCAACGGCGCGCAGGCGTGGGTCTATGTCGTTTGTGCTGGCGGCATAAGCCATAAGCCCGCAATTCTTGAGCGCGTCAAAGGCGTTTTCTTCCGAGAGGGAGGATTTCTGATTACCCGCCGGATCGCAGATAGCGAATATCCGCCGACCTGCATATGGATAGGTTTGCAGCCTGGGAAGCACACGCTCCTTGACCATCATGTATAGCCCCATGTCCTCCGTGACTATTTCCTCGAAGATCAGGAGACGGCCGAGAACATCGGTCTGAGTAATCAGGCAAGACGGTGTTCGCCCGAAGTCGAACGCTAACATCAGGGGCCGCATGGGGTTAACAAGAACTTCCTTGTCCACCACATGCCGGTCAGCCTTGAACGATCTACGAAATACCGCCTGCCCCGCGTTGGACGTGCCCCACTGGCTTTCAACGTGAACATTTACCCAATCCTCGTTGCGGCCCGTGACAAGATTTTCGTAGTAGTTGTCGGGAAGGTTAGGGATATTCTCCGCGTCGGGACCGATGCCCGAGGGCTGATGATAAAGTTTCCAGCGCTTGACAGGGTTTAATACAAGTGCGTCATGATATGGACTATCCGTGTCCCAGGGGTTCGTGTCGGCTATGAGCCCGAACCACGTAGGACCGCCTCTAAGAGCAGAAGGATAGCGCCCGAGACGGCCAAGGAGGCCGCTAATAATATCAAAAGGAACTTCGCGAACCTCATTGATCCACGCGCCTGTAAGCTGGAGGGATAATAGTCGTCTAACGTCCTGTGGCGTGTCGAGCGGAATAAGCATCCAGTCTGAATGCATGAAGGTTCCATCCGGTAGAGGCACCCGGATCTGCACTGTGCTGTCGGTAACAAAAAATTTGACGATGGGTCCGAGATGTTCATTGATATCCGCCAATACGGTTTGCCGAAGCTGCTGTGCGGTATTACGAACAATCGCAAAGCGCGTCTTGCGCATGCCGGCCCGGTCGGGTGCCTGCTCGCGCGCCCGCCTGAGCAGTTCCATGATACATCCCATGGACTTGCCCGAGCCCAGCGGTCCCACGATGACCCTGACCATGTTTTCATGGTCGAGCATGAAGTCGCGCACCGTGCGCGGCGGGGTGTAGCGTAATATACCGTCATCAAGCCCTGCAGGGTCTTCAGGGGTTATCCCGGCCGGCGAGAGGAAACTCATGCGTCGTCTTCCTCGTCTTCCCTACCGGGAAGGAAGGTGGGGTCGGGTGGCACGCGACCCTCGATAGTCATGGGAGCATGGTTCTCGCCCAGGTTGATGACCACCTGGAAACCGCGTCCCGTGGCCCCTGCGCCGTTCAGCGCGGCGGGGTCTTCCGAGCCCCTGTCCACCGCCTTGTAGGCGTCCACACGGGTTTGCGTGGGGGCCTTGGGATCCGAGATGATGCCGAACATCAGGGGGAGACTTTCGATCTTGGTGATCTGGGCCAGGAGGCGGGCGCGCTCGCCCGTATTGGCGCTGGACAACCAAGCTGCCTGACGTTGCTTGACTAACTTATAGTATTCGGGACGCTGAAGAAGTTCCCATATAGTATTAAGGTCCGTGGAGTATCTTTCAGCAATCTCTTGTGGCGTATATAATTTTCGGGCGAGATCGGTGGCGAGAAGGTCCAGGGGCAAGTCACTGGCCTGTAGAACGAGGTTTCCGCTCATGTGTTAACCGTCCCGCATCAAATCGTTGCTCCTGTCTAAAATATCATATATTACACAGACATGCCCAACGCTATCCCCGGCACGATGAATGCGTCATACTCCAGCGCCCGCGCGCCGGGAGCGCTGCCCACCAGCGCGCTGCCCAATCCAGGGCCGGCGCAGGGCATAAACCAGGGCGGCACCGTTGGCGGCTCGACGGGCAGGGGGCTCTTGCGCCTCGTTTCGGGGTCCGAACTCGACCGCCAGGACGAAGCACGCCGACAGGAGCAGGAGGGCACCGCCAATTACCGCACGCCGCCCGTGCCCGATATTGGCGCGTATATTCGCAATCTTTGGACGATATTCAGGAACAACCGCAACCAGGGCCAGGATCCGCTTAACCAGCGCCTTCTGCGCGCCCAGCGCATGTTCGAGGGCAAGTATGACCCGGAGAAGCTAGGGCAAATCAACCAGTTCGGGGGGTCCATCGTGTATTCCCGGCTGGGCGCGACCAAGTGCCGGTCAGCCACCAGCATGCTCCGCTCGATCTACCTGAGCCCCGAACGCCCATGGGATATCGAGCCCCAGCCAGACCCCGACGTGCCGCCCGACGTGATGGCGAGCATCGCGAAACTCGTGAGCGTGGAAGTCGCCAATGCCCAGCAGGGCGGCCAGCCGCTCACCCAGAGCGCCATCCAGATGCGCAAGGTGGAACTCGAACGGGCGGCGCAGCAGGCGGCGCGCGAGAACGCCATGGAGCAGTCCAAGAGCGCGTCCGACAAGATCGAGGATATTCTCGTCGCGGGGAAGTTCTACGAGGCGCTGGGGCAGTTCTTGACCGATCTACCCATATTCCCGTTCGCCTGCATGAAGGGTCCGGTGGTCAAGATGACTACCACGATGCAATGGCAGGGGAACACCCCGCGTATGGTGCGCGTGCCGCAGATGTTTTGGGAAAGGGTATCGCCCTTTGATATTTACTGGTCGCCTGGCGCGTCGCACGTGGACAAGTGCGATATGCTTGAGCGCAAGAGATTTACCAGGAAAGACCTGAATGATCTGATTGGGCTTCCCGGATACGATGAAAACGCCATACGAGGCGCGTTGCAGGATTACGCACGAGGTTTGCGTGAATGGCTCGATAGTCCCGATACCGAGCAGGCGTTCAATGAAGGCCGCGAGGATCCGAACTGGAACCAGAGCCAATACATTGACGGACTGGAATTTAACGGTTGGGTGCAGGGCTATGATCTTATCAATTACGGCATGGATGCTTCTCTCATCCCTGATCTGGACAAGGATTACTTGGTTCAATCATGGATCGTTGGTCGCTATACGATCAAGACGCAACTCAACCCGAGTCCGCGCAACCGTCATCCATACTACATTACGTCCTACGAGAAGGTTCCGGGAACGGTTCATGGACACTCTGTTTTGGATCTTATTGAAGACTTCCAGGAAATTTGCAATGCGACGCTGCGTTCGATGGTTAACAACATGGCCCTTTCCTCGGGTCCGCAAGTCGTCATAAACGACGAAGTTGTTTCGCCGGGCGAAGACAGCGACGAGATGTTCCCATGGAAGCGCTGGCATATCACCGAAGATCCGATGGGCACTCAGAAACCGCCCATCACGTTCTTCCAGCCGCAGAGCAACGCCCAGGAACTCATGGCGGTCTATAATCAGGTATCGGGCCTTGCGGATGACGTGAGCGCGATCCCCCGCTTCATGACGGGCTCTGCGGCCGGCGGCGCGGGCCGCACGTCTTCGGGTCTCCAGCAACTCCAGGCCAACGGTCAGGCGCTCATGCAGACCGTGGCGAGCAACGTGGACATGGATGTGATGGAGCCCAGCCTTGAGGCTCTTTACGATCTTATCATGCTCACAGACCAATCCGGCCTGTTAACGGGTGAGGAACAAATCAGGGTCAGGGGCGTGAACGTCGCCGTCCAGCGGGACACCGAGCGCCAGAAACAGCTTCAGTTTCTACAGATTACGGGCAACCCCATCGACGCGCCCATTGTGGGCAAGATCGGCCGCGCCAAGGTGCTGCGGGCAGTGGCGTCGGGCCTGGGGCTCCCCGACGATATCGTGCCGACCGATCACGATCTGCAACAGCAGCAGCAGGCCGAGCAGCAGATGGCCGCGCAGCAGGCTGCCGGCCAGGGTCAGGGCGCCCCACCGCCGCCGCCCGGCTCGCCGGGCACGCCGGGCGGCACGAACATCCAGACAGCGCCAAACCCCGCCGCAGCCGCGCAGGGTAACCAGCCACCCCAGCCCGGTCCCGCGACCCTTGCAGACAACGTGGCAAACGCGAATAGTAATTCACCCATACCAGGAGTTATGCCGTGAGCACAAAAGCGATGGATATTTCGGGTTCGCCGGGAAACGCGAACGCCGCCAAGCAAGACTACGGAAAGGGCGGCGCGAAGGACATGGGCTCGTCCAAGGAGATGAGCAGCAAGCCGCTGGAGATGACGAAGGCCGGCCCACCGTCAACCAGTGGTGGCCCGACTTCCAGTTCCCGTTCCTACCCCAAGGGCGGTTCCGTGGACATGGGCGGCCTCGCCCGTAAGATGAACCCGATGAACGACAGCAACGGCGGTTTCGCCATTGCCGGCGTCGGCAAGGGAGAAATGTAAATCATGGCGAAGGTCGCGCTGCCGAAGATAGCAACGACAGGACGCACTCACGTCAAGGGCATGGGCGTTCCCGAGCACATCACCGGCAGCGCGCCCTTGCCGCGCATGATGGGCAACTACGCCAAGACACCGCCTGCATATCTGGCACCCCCGCCGAGCGACGGCGTGGGCGGTTCGGCCGGCGGCTCGATGGATCCCACATCGCATCCAGGCGCGGTCGCCATTCGCGGCGGCTCGATCAAGCGCCACCCCAAGACAGGTGACATGGGGCCTGGACCCATGGACACCCCAGGCTCCAACACATCTTATCCGAAGGATATCGACCAAGCATGAGCGTGAACCTAGGAAACGAGGCCGTCCTCGCCTTGGGCCGACTGAAAGACAGCACAGACTTTCAAAAACTGCTCGCCGGGTATTCGGACTTTGTGCACGACGAGATGCACAAGGCGCTCGATGCAGCACCCGAGCATATCGTTCATGCACAGGTTCGCGCTCGTGCATTCCGCGACGTGTGGCAGGCATTGGTTGGCGGCGTGCGCCTCGCCAAGCCGTCCCAGGTGGACAAGAAGGAAATCCACAAGGGCAAGACGCCGCGTGCGACCCTTCCCACCACGGTGTTCGCCAGCGGCGACGAACCGGGACATGAGATGCTGACATGAGCGGTAGCGTCAATAAGGCACCGCGCCAGGACGCGAACGCGGCTTATATGCCGCACGTGCCCGACGCGGTGCGCAAGGCCGCCCGCGCGAGCGAGGATTTGGTCGCCCGCGTCAAGGCAGGCGAGGTTGTTCCAGGGCAGGCAGCGGACGGCAGGGACATTCCCACGCTGAACCTCACGCCTTTCTCCATGCCGTCGCCCACCAACGATGGCACACCGGAGCCCGCGCCCGAGCCCAGCGCACCCCCTACTTTTACACCCCCTGCCCCGCCGCAGAACCAGGGCGAGGATTGGGAGCAGAAGTTTCGTTCGCTACAGGGTCGTTTCGATAGCCAAGTGCCGGTGCTGGCGGAGCGCGCACGCGCGGCCGAAACTCAGGCGCAGATCGCCCAGGCGCGCGTGCGCGACCTGGAGGCCCAGCTTGCGCAGGCGCGCGCAGCGCCGCCGGCCCCCAAACCCGGTGCGCCGGCCAGCGAGGATGACATAAAGACCTGGGGCGAAGACTTCATCGCTACCGCCCGCCGGCAGGCTCGCGCCGAGATGCAGGGCGAGATTGAAGCCCTGCGTGCGCAACTGGCCGAGGTAGGCCAATCATCCAAGCAAGCCCAGGCTATAACGCAGCGTGAGCGCACGAACGCGCAGATCACGAGGATCCTGGGCAGCGACAAGTGGCTTGTCACCAACGGTGATCCGGCTTTTGTCGAGTGGCTGCAATACCCTGATAATTTCTCTGGTGTGTTGAAGCATAAATTGCTATCCGACGCATACGGGAGAGGCGACGCCACAACTGTCGCGAATTTCTTTCGAGCATTCGACGCGGAGCATACCGCGCCAGTGCCTACCACGCAGAAACCTACCCATACGCCTGCGGGCGCGGGTCCGGTTCGCCTGGAGGATCTGGCGGCTCCCGGAACAGGCGGTGGATCACCCCCTGCGGCCGGTGGCGACGGCGCTGAGTTGGACGAAGGCTGGGTTACGCAAAAAGAGATTGCGCAGCACTACCAGCGTGTCACGCAGGGATATTACCGTAACAACCCGAGCCTACAGGCTAAGGTCAGCGCGAGAATAGACCGGGCGGTTTCAGCGGGACGTGTGCGCTAAACCAGGGTTTGAGTTATGGCAATCACGGTAGCATCCCCGCCATATGGCGGTAGTGGCACGGGTGCGAACCCGGCCTATTCTGGCGTTTTTATCCCGCAGATATGGTCGGGCAAACTCATCGAGAAGTTCTACGCCGCCACGGTGCTCGCAGCGATTGCGAACACCGACTACGAGGGCGAGATCAAGAACATGGGCGATACGGTCATCATCAGGACCAAGCCCACCATCACGATCAACGCGTATGACGTGGATCAGGCACTCACCATTCAGCGCCCTTCCTCGAACATCATTGAGTTGGGCATCGACTACGCCAACTACTTCAACTGCATTCTTGACGACGTGATGCAATTGCAGGCGGATATCAACCTGCTCAGCATGTGGGCCGACGACGCCGCCGAGCAGATGAAGATATCCATCGACCGGGCGGTGCTGGCCTCCATCAGCGCCGGTATCCCGTCCGCGAACCAGGGCAATACGGCCGGCGTAATCTCGGGCGATTTCGTGCTTGGGGCGACCGGCGCGCCGGTCACGGTGGAGAGCACGACCGTGCTCGACAACATCGTGGACCTGGGCACCGTGCTCGATGAGCAGAATATCCCCGAGACCGGGCGCTGGCTTGTCGTGCCGCCGTGGTTCGCCGGCATGGTCAAGAAGTCCGACCTGCGCGAAGCGTCCATCTCGGGCGATGGCGTCTCGTTGCTGCGCAACGGGCGTATCGGCATGATCGACCGCTTCACGCTCTATGCCTCGAACCTGCTGCCAACGGCGACCGAGGGCTCGAACAAGTCGTTCTACATCTTCGCCGGCCATCCGCACGGGCTTACCTTCGCGTCGCAGATCAGCAAGATCGAGACCCTGCGTTCCGAGCAGACCTTCGGCACCTTGCTGCGTGGCCTTCAGGTCTACGGCAGCGAGGTAATCGACGGCGTGGCGCTCGCGCAGCTATACGCGGTGCGCGGCACGTCCTAGTCTCGTAGGGTAGGGGCTCCCTACTGGTAGGGAGCCCAGAACCTCGGGAGGCTTGCATGTGGCATGATATTGGATGGATGGCGATAGGTGCCCTTGTGGTCGCCATCGGCGGGGTGCTGGCGTGGCTCAAGTTCGCCACGTCAACGAAGTGGTAGAATATGAGCGGGACCACCACGCGCACCCTCGGCACGGTGATCTCCCAGGCGCGCACGTTGCTACAGGATGTGACGCCCACGGTGAACGGTCTTTACCGTTACACCGACCAGGATCTTGTCGATAATTTCAACGGTGCAATGGTCGAGGCGCGGAAGATCCGCCCTGATTTGTTTCTTCAGTATGGGCTTCGCACGCCGTTGCCTTTGTTCACCACTTCCAACATGACCGATGGCACGCTGTTTCCGCTGGACGAGCAGTATTTTACATGCTTCGTCTGGTATGTCGTCGGCCGCGCGGAACTCCGCGAGGATACCTTCTCGAACGATAGCCGGGCCGTGAGCCTGATGAACAAGTTTGTTTCGGCCATGCTGGAGACGAAAGCATGAGCAAGAAGTCCCGCAAGAAATCCCGCAGGGAAACCCGTCAAAATCGCCTGGAAGCCATTCGTTGCGCGGCGACGGTGATGCACGGCGCAGGGAACCGCTCATGCCTTGGGGGTGGAGCCTAGTCGTGTTTTTTGAAAGATATCTGCGTGACGGCGCGAAGGGCACGCTCAAAGACTTCGGCCCGAAGAAACCCGAGAAGTTGAAAGTGGTGGAGAAATGACCACCGACCCGACCTATTACGCGACCCCAGGCACCATCGAGCGCATCTATGACAATGTGCAGGCGACGATGGCGGGGGTGACATATCCCGCGATCCAGATGGAACTCTGGAACACGATTGAAGAATTCTGTTTGCGTAGCACGTTCTTTCGCATCAACATCCCCTTCATCATGGGGCCGAACGTAAGAACGGTAGATTTCAACCCGCAATCGGGTTCAATGGTTGTCGCTGGTATCCTCAAACAATTCGGCCTTGTTTGGTTTCGGGTCTACCCGCCGTCTATTCTGGTGGACAATGGGCCTAGCGTGGTCAACACACGTCAAGGATATGTCGAGGCATTCCTTAAACCAGCCAGTTTCGATAATGGGCTCCCGGAAGCCCTGTTCAACCAATTCTTTGAAGTAATCCTCAACGGTGTTAAGGGACGATTGTTCGGGCACCCCGGCAAGCCCTATTCGTCCCCGCAGTTTGCTGAATACAATATGAAGCGTTTTCGAGTGGGGATCAACCTTGCACGTGGAGAGGCGGCGCAGCTTAATTCTGGGCAACAAGCCTGGATATTCCCCTATTTTGCGAAGGGACGATATAAAAATTGAGCGGCGTCTACGAAGCCATCCAGCAAGACATGCTAAGCACAGGCTACGCCTGGGCGAGCAAAACCCTTGCTGCGTATCTCGTAGGAGCCTCCTACACGCCCAACTTCGTGACTGACACGACGGTGGCTTCCCTACCGGGAGGGAGCCTCCTGGCAGGTCCAGCAAACCTCACGACGCTCACGGCGAGCGGCGGGGTCGCAAGCGCCGCCCTGCTCGACTTCGGTTCGATCACGACGACGGCGGCGGTGGAGGGCGTGCTCATCGTGGACCATACCTCCGTGACCGGATCGCTTGCGCCTTTGGTCCTATATCTCGATCAAGGCGTCGGTTTCGGGCAGATCGTAGGGGGCGTCGATTGTAAGATCGTATGGGACACGCGGGGTATTTGGAGCCCATGACGATTGAGTTCGAGCCCAACGGCGTAGAGTGCAATGGTGTGGAGTGCGACGGCTCGCTCGACACGAACGTGTATATCTATCCGACGTTCTTTCCGGCTGCGATCTTTTTCAACCAGCTTGCACTGGTGGACAACGTGCTTCCGACAGGGCCGGGATACCTGCCGATCATATTCTACGTTCCGCAATATCCGCCTGCGTTTGAAATCCCCGAGGATATCCCGGCGTTTCTTGTGCCCGCGAACAAAGGCTGGGGGTATTAAATGCTCATAGGCCAACTCAATAAAGAAAGCGCCGACATATCGCGTGTCACCATCGACGCTGAGAACTGGATCGACACGGGTGAGACGCTGATGAGTTATACCCCGCCCGTGATAACGCAGATCATTTCGCAATACCCTGGGCCGCTGCCCTATTTCCCGCTGGCTCCGCAGGTTCCCATCGGTCCCGCGCCGGCCGATACGAACCCGCTTGTGTTCGCGAGCCAGTTCTTGCTTTCGAGCGCGATAGAATTGTTCATCGGTCGCGGCACGACAGGGCTCGCCTATCAGGTGCAGACTACCATTTTGGGCACGAGCACGCGCAAGATCACAGTGGAGTTCTATGTGTTCATAATCCCAGCGCCGGGGATAGGTTATGCCAACATTTCTGCTTAACAATAATGCATCGAGCACGCTTCTCGATAGCGTCAATAATGTTCTGGACCTGATCGTAATTCAGGTTGCGGATGCGACGAAGTTCCCGAGCATATCGGGCAACGAATACTTTATGATTACGCTGGAGGATACCAGCCAATCGCCCGTGCTGCGCGAAGTGTGCAAGGTCACGGCCACGTCAGCCAACACGTTCACCGTGCTCCGGGGGCAGGAGGGTTTTACGCCCGAGGCGTTCAGCGTTGGGGCTACGGTCTCCAACCGCATCACCGCCGGCACCATCCTGGCGCTATACACGGCCACCGGGCAGGCCACGCAGTATTATCTCGGCCCTCTGGCATCGGATCCCGTCACGACGCCCACAGGCGGCCCGCTGGTCACGGGGATGCTCTATTTCAACACCACCACATCGGTGTTGAAGGAGTATAACGGCACGCTCTGGACCGAGATATCCGGGGGTTCGGGAACCATCGCGGGATCGGCCTACCTGGGCGACTTTTCCACTCCCCCCACCGAGCGCCCGAGCAGCGCAGGCGGCGGCGCGCTGCAAGAGGGCGATCTCTACTACGATCTGGTTCTGATCGGCCTCTACGAGTATCACGACGGGGCCTGGGTGAGCGCCGGCTCGACCACGATCACCGGCACCACGACGTTCGTTGGCAATGTCATCGCCAGTGAAAATCTGTCGGTCACGGGCACTACGACATTGACCGGCCCCACGGTGATGAACGACTTCACGGCGGTGGGGGGTTCTGTAGCCGGCACGTTCAGCGTGGGTTCGTCGGAAACATCGGCCGCGTTTTACTACGACGGAAATCTTGTTGTCACGGCTGCGAATTTGTCGGGCACCAGCACATCCCAGGGATGGCCTGATGGGGGGCAGGAGTATTGGGGGAATGCGCAGACTGCTTCTGGAGGGACGGTCTATGTCGCGTTCCCCGAGCCTTTCGCAAATGAACTCACCAACGTTTCTGTGACGGTCGTTGGACCTGGGGCGGCCACGCCGGCTGCGAATTTCGCCGTGGTGTATAATCATTCGCAGGTTGGGTTCAGTGTGGCAACGTTTGCCGGATCGAGCGGGGGGTTAAACGGTCCTGTAGCATTTTACTGGCGCGCACGAGGATCATAACCAATGTCGCTCTATTTAGAGTGGAGCCCAACGGCGATTGAGAATGCCGGCGGTAATAGCTGGAACATTTCGAGCGACGGCTTTACACTAACTATGACGGGCGGCGGCGAGGTATGGGGCCTCGCAACTAACCCGCTATCCGCTGGATCGTATTACTGCGAGATCACGATTGTAAGCCTCGGAAGCGGCAACAATTCCATAGGCATCGGCGGAGCTTACACGCCGGATGCGATCACTGGCGTCGTGAGCATTTCGCCAAATGGCGAGATATACCTTGGACATTCCGGTGGATACAGTGACACGGGAATAAATATCGGCGCTTTCTCCGCAGGAGATATAATACAGATTGCCGTGGCTTTGCCAAATCTATTGTGGCTGGCCCGCAATGGCGGCAACTACAATAACTCATCCTCGGCAAATCCTGCGATTGGAACAGGCGGCATCAACATCTCGTCGCTGGGCATACCGCTCGCGCCCTGTGTCGGGGCACCGGATGGCATATCCGGCGGCACTGGCGTGTTCGTGCTCAACGCCGGTCACACGGCGTTTTCCTATTCGATGCCTGCGTTGTTCGAGGCTTGGCCTGCGCCGGAAGCTATTATCCTGAACGCCATAGCGAGTGTGAGTTATGGAAACCCGCTTAGCATATCAGGAACAACTACAAACGGCGTCGCATCCACGCTGCAATACAGCTACAATGACGGGCAAACGTGGTCAAACGTAGGCAGCTATTCAGGGGGTGCCACGTGGACCGGCTTAGGCCCTACGTTCCCTGGAAACGCGTTTGGTGCACTGGAAGTTCGTGACGGCAGCAATACGGGTGCGGTATCCAACTCGGAAACCTTCGTCGTTACCGGGCCTGCCTACCATGGCTCTCAGTTGCAGGCTAGTGCATCCTGGAACCTGTTCACCAACTATACCGGATCACCGAACTGGAACGATGGCACCAATTCAATTGATCTTGGTTTTACGAGCCTGAACAGCACCGATGGATACCATTTTTCGTCTGCTGCAAATCACCTGGAGTTTCAGAATAATCCAGGAACACTCGCGCTTGGCATAAACGCTTTCATCTTTACGATGACTTATGAATTTACGATCACAGAAAGCTACGGCATATTTGTGCTTGGTGCCGGGTCGGCAAATCTTGACGGTATTGGATGCTATCAGGTCATACTTGGGTCTGGTGGCGAAAATAACAATTCAAGCATCATAGACCCCGACAGCAACACCGTCACGTTCACTACAAACCGAAACGGTTTTTTGGAATTTGATTTTTTCCAGAATTTAACAACCGGACAAATATCCTGCGAGGTATTTTACAACGGTTCGTCTGTTGCATTGGTTGGGCCGTCCAACGCATCGGGCTTCGGCAATTATGCGACCCAGGGCATATTTTTTGCGTATTCCGTTCCGAGCACTTCTGCCGCGCAACGGGACGGCATGGGTAACCCTCTGCTGACCATCGGGTTCAGTGCATACGACAACGCATCGGTTGCTGAGACGCTGACGATATTGACGGCGGAGGGTTCGATTGGTCTGTGCAGTTTGTCCGGATCGAATACTGGAAACATCGCGGAAGCGCTGGATTATCGCCTGGACAACGGTGTAGACTATGCGAGTAACCCGGTGTGGAACCCGTTGCCCAAGTTCACGTCGGGGTCGAACTGGACCGGGAGCTTCCCCATTTACACGCCGGGGGTTCATACGGTTGTGGTTCGAGACGACGCGGCGACTTCTGTGGTCTCGAACCTCGAGACGTTTGTTGTCCCGAACGGGATCTTTGTGTGGAACAACGTAAAGATAAGGTAGGAGAAGTATTCATGGCAAAGAAAGAAAAGCCCTTCACTCGTGCCGAAGACGCCAAGGATGACGCCAAGGCGATGAAGGCCAACGACAAGAAGATGAAGGGGGAGATGAAGAACATGATGAAGAAGAAGGGAAAGAAGTAATGGCGACTTACATGAAGGGCAAGATCCAGCCCACCGATATCGGTGCGTCGGGCAAGTTCACCGAAAACCCCGCCGGCAATTCAGGCGGCACCCTGGGCAAGTCGGTGCCCCAAAAAGGCATCCCCGGCCCTGAGAAGACCGGCGGCCCGGTCTCGCTCAAGAAGGCGCTGGCGAAGAAGACGATGCCCAGCAAGGGGATGTAAGACATGGAGCAAACCATGTTGGACTTCATCCAGTCAGACAAAGGCTGGACACCCACCGCGCGCCTGCGCTTTCATCGCACGTCGAGCGCGACCCTTCTCCACCAGCTATGGTTGCATGTGAGCGGCCGGGAGGAATGGCGTCTCGTGCCCGTGGTGGATCTGCGCGAGGGAGGCGAGATTGGCTAAGAACTGGATCGCCGCCGCGACCAAGAACAAGGGCGGCCTGCACAAATCCCTGGGCGTCCCTGCCGGCCAGAAAATCCCCAAGGCCAAGATCGAGAAGGCTGCGGCAAAGGGTGGAAAAGTCGGCAAACAGGCCCGGCTCGCGGAGACCCTGGAAGGGATGAAGAAATGAAGATGGACTTTGGGGACGCGCTAGAAGCCATCAAGAACGGCGAGCGTGTTGCGCGCGCAGGCTGGAACGGGAAGGATATGTTCATCTTTCTCGTGCCAGGATCTACGTTTGAGGTTAACCGGCCACCCTTGCTGGGGATATACCCAGAGGGCACCAAGGTCGAGTATCACGCCCACATCGACATGAAGACGGCTCAGGGCTACGTGGTGCCCTGGCTGGCATCGCAGGCCGACCTTCTAGCCGAGGATTGGATCATGGTAAGGTAGTTTCCTTACGGTAAGGAAGGCAGGTTCGGGCGTGGTTAGCTTCGCGGTCAAGAACATGGGCGGCATGATCCCCCAGACGAACGCGCGTTTGCTCCCCGAGCCCAACGCCTCGGACGCCTGGAACGTGGATTTCAGCGCGGGCACCGTGGTTGGCCTGCCGGTGCCGCTGGAAGTGATCTCCCTGGCCGCTCTGAACCCGGCGCTGGGCACGAGCGTGTCAGGCGCGGGCATCCTCAAAGCGTGGCGCTTCCCCGGCCCGGCGACCGGCGATGCCGACGTGTGGCAACCGCTGCCGAGCCCCTACTCCAGCGTGGTGAAGTCACCGCTCACAAACGACACGCTGCACCGCATTTATTGGACGAACCCGAGCGACGGTGCCTACTGGACCACCTACGCGATGCTGGCCGCTGGCACGCTGCCCTACTCGCTGGGGTTTATCTCGCCCACGAGCGCGGGTGTGTCGGGATATACGCCCACGGTGACCGCGACAGGGGGCACGTCGCCCGACGTGACGCCCTATGTGGACCGATCATACCTCGTGACCTTCTTCGATGCCTACGACGCCGAGAGTTCGCCCAGCGTGCCCAGCATCGACGTGGCGGGTGCCAGCGATGGCGTGTGGACAATTCAAATGAAGACCACGGCACCCGGCGCGGTGTCCGGTTTCAACTACCCGCCCGTGATAGGGTGTTATCTGTATAGGACCGTCACGAGTTCTCAATCGGGCGCTCAGTTCTATCGTGTCGCCGCGTTCAACTTCTCGACCAACCCGCCGCCCTCGGGGGGTTACATAGATGGTTCTCTTGATGCTGATGTAGTTGCGAATTTACCGCTGGCTACGTCCGAGTGGGCACCGCCTTTGGCGGGGCTCGATGGACTGATCTCGCTGCCTGGAGGATTTCTGTGTGGTTTTACAGGTAATACGTTACATTTTTGCGAGCCTGAATATCCTCATACTTGGCCTGCTGAGTATGATCTTTCTTGCGGGTTTAACATTGTCGGCTTGGCGCTATGGCAAAACTCGCTGGTGGTTCTGACCGAGGGATTTCCGCAGACGGGCACCGGCACCGCGCCTGTGAATTTTACATTGACGGCGGTGGAGGTTCCCGAACCTTGTATCTCTCGTGGAAGCATTATCACGGATCTTCTTGGTGTTTACTACGCCTCTCAGAACGGTTTAATCATGCTGAACTATTATGGCATGTTGAACCAGACGCTCTCGCTCATTTCTAAACTCCAATGGAATGATCCGACACAGTTCAACGCGCCCAACATCATCGCGTGCCGACACAGGGCGCAATACATCGCAATCACAGGCACCGGGATTGGCTTTCTTATAGACTACACCAACCAACGTTCGGGTGTGGAGTTCCTGAACACGTTCGAGGCTGTGAATAGCATCTGGAACGATCCCTTCAGCGGCAAAACCTATGTCATGGCAGCAGAGGTAGTCTACGAGTATGACGCTCAAGATCAGCCGACATTACCTTGCAAGTGGATATCCAAGGAATTTTACATGGAAGCACCTGTCAATTTCGGCGCGTGCCAGATTACATGCTCACCCGACATATATGATACGCCATCGGGCGATATACCGCCGCTGTCCAACGGTGACACGACGCTGGAACTACCAGCGGGGATCAACGCGGTGTTTTCGCTCTACGCGGGCGGCCATCTTGTCATGCAGAACTACCTCACGGAAACGCGGAACATCTTCAGGCTACCCAGCGGCTTCAAGGCTTTCGACTGGCAGTTTGAGTTGCTTACCCTGGTCGAGATATATGGTGTCGAGATCGCGGAGACGATGCAGGAACTCAAAAAAGTCTGATGACAAATCCGGTCAAACTCAAGCCCAATCCGAACGCTCCCAGCATCCAGCAAGTGCAGGGTAACATAACGTCGAACACGGCTATTCTTCAAACCGTGCGCCAGATCGTCCAAAGTTTGTGCGGCCAGTCAGGCAATATCACATCACGCGCCGTCACTTTCGATGACTTAATTGCGCTAGGTTTAGTGACGGTCACCAACGGTCTCGCCACCGCAGCATCGCAGGCAAGCACAAGTTCGAGCGGATCCGGCGGCGTCACGGTCACCGATGGCACTACCACGGTGAGCGACGCTGCAACCTTGTCGTTCGACGGCGCGACCGTCACCAGCGGCGGCACAGGGACGGCTGACATTGCAGTATCGACTAGCGGAGGCTTCCAGCCATCGCCAGTCTTCGGCTATGTCGAGCCAGTGGTGCCGGCGGCATCCAGTTTTACTTTCTATAATCAGCAAAGTGACGTGACGCTTTCGCAGCCTGCAAGCGGCGTGTTGCAGCTTATAGCCGCCGCCGGCCACCCGTCCGGTTCGGATCAAATTCAGTTTGTCGGGTTTACGCCGCCCGCAGCACCTTGGACGATTACATCGCTGGCATCATGGTATGTCACATCCGGCGCTTATTCTTTCGTGTCGCCAATCATGATCTATTGTTCGAGCACCGGCTATCTTCAATTTCCACGGTTTGAAATAAACCGAAACCTGACGGATATCGACGTTTACACATCATGGACCAACTACGATACCGCAGCGATATCCGGCCCGGCGCTGACAACCACGTTTCCGAACAGTGTAGGCGTGGTGCGGCTTGTCAATAATGGCACTACTTTGACGTGGGAGTATTCTAACGATGGTGCGACATTCCGCACGATTGGTTCGTATTCTGTAACTGAATACATGCCGGCGATCAACAAGATCGGCTTCGGACTTGGCCTGAACACTAATGGACTGGTAGCACTCAACATATGGAATTTTGATGTAACAACACCATGAAGATCATAGTTATAGATTATCCTGGCGCTGGCGCTTGGATCATGGATCACATTCAGGGCGCGGCGTTCAACCCCGACCGGGATCATTCAATCTCGTCCCATGGTGAGGACTATGGCATCCTGGGCGGTTTCGTCACCACCGGCTACACCGGCCGCTCGGTTCAGATCCACATGGCCGGGCGCGACCCCAGATGGTGCTCGCGCACCCTCATGTGGAACCTGTTTAACTATGTTTTCAATAAGTTAAAGGTAGAGCGTGCTTTCGCGACCATCTCCACAGGCAACCCTCGTGCGATTGCCCTTGACATGCGTGCAGGATGGAAGGTCGAGACACGCGTGAAGGGTGTTTATCCTGACGGAGATATGCTAATACTTTATATGGAACGGGATGGATGCCCGTGGATGAGGTTGGGCGACAAGGATCGGGTGAAACATGGGCGGGAAGTCAACTCCATCGGTATCACCTGAATATACGACCATTGCTTCGTCGGATCAGAGCGCGGGGCAGCAATACCTAGCCACGAGCAACCAGCAACTTGCTGCCGCCAGAAACCTCGCCACCGGCCAGGAAAGCACCGCCAACACGACGGCAGCGGGAGATCAGGCGGCGGCGAGCCTGGACTTCCAGAACCAAGCGCAGGCTCAGAGCCAATACCAGGGCACTTACGTTCCGATTGAGAACCAGTTCGCGACCCAAGCGGCCAACTACGCCAACGCGGACAACCAGAACCAGCAAGCCGGCGCGGCCGAGGCCAACGTCGCCACGCAGTTCGACGCCGCCCGCGCGAACGCCCAGGCGTCGCTCGAAAGTTACGGTGTTGATCCGTCTCAGACGCGCTTTGGCGCGCTGGATTTGGGCACCCAGGTCCAGCAGGCGGCGGCCACCGCTGCCGCCGGCACCACGTCCCGCCTGCAAACCCAGATGACGGGCATGCAGCTTGAGAACGAGGCCATCAATACGGGGCTCAACATCAATAGCCAGGGCCTACAGGCGGGCGCGCAGGGGGTGAACGCGGGCACGGCGGCGACGGGTGCTCTGAACACCACCGCGAGCACGGTGATGAGCAACGAGGGCACCGCGCCGACTTATGCTGGCCTCGGAATAAGCGCCAACTCGGGTGCGGTGAACGCGCTGAACACGGGCTTCGAGAACCAATACCAGAGCGATCAGCTTGGGTATCAGGAAGGCCAAGGCGTCATCAACGATATTGGTGGCTTGGTGGGCGTGGGCTTGGGCGCGTATGAAGGCGGCCTTTTTGGAGGCGGAGGGATTACCACAACCGATCTGCCTTCTGTGGCAATCCCCACAGATACGAGCGGTTTGACGATGCCTGCACCACAATACATTCCCGCATACCAAGGAGTTCAAGCGTAATGGGCTTCATGTCCGGTTTCCTCCAGGGCGCGGAGGGCATGAACAATATCCAGAACCAATGGCTTCAGATGAACGCCACGCGTGCGCAGCAACAGGCCGCGCAGGACGTGCGCGACGCGCAGGCCACAGCCCAGGCTACGCAGGAACTCCAGCAGAACAACGCGAGCCCGGCCCAGGCTATCAACACGGGTGTGACGCCGCCTGCGAGCACGTCCTCGAACCCGGACGGCACGCAGCCTGCGCCGGTCACATCCGTTACGTCTCAGCCCTTGGCCGATCCGTCGAGCCTGCCCGATCCCGACAGCGCGAAGGGTGAGCCCGATGGCGAGAAGAACGATCCGTTCAAGAGCAAAGCTGCAAAAGACAGCACGGACAAACTCGTAAAGGGTATGAAGGCACAAGGGATAAAGCTGGATGACACGTCCACGCTCGACGCGGGTGCCGGCACTGATGCTGTCACCACCGACCCTGATATAGCACCGAAATACGCGCTTGGGTCTGGGCCTTATGTTCCTGACGCCGCGACTGCGATTGCGCCCACCACGCCGACGATGACGGGCTTACCCGCGCAGGCAATCCCCGTCCAGTCGGGGCCTACCCAGGTGGACAGCGTATCTCCGCCACCGGCCCAGACCTACACGCCTCCGCTCATACAGATGCAGAACCGCGCGCCGGGAGCAGTTCCCATTGCCGGCCGGCCGATGGGCACGAACACACCCTACGGCCAGAAAGAGGGCGCAAACGTCCTGGCACCGACCGTGGGCGGCACACCGAGGCTCATCAATCAACCGGACCCCAATTTGCCCGGCGGCGGCCAGGGACAGCCCCAGCCAAGCCAGAGCGCACCCGCGCAGACCAATGACGCGGCACCCGCGCCTACGTTCGCGCAGCGTGCCCTGGGGATGCTTGGGATCGGCACCGCACAGGCCGACGAACTGCCTCCCCGTTCGGGTTCCCTACCGGGAGGGAAGACCCCTCCACCGCAGCCCACCGCGCCGCCCACCACAAACCCCCAGGCCGCCGCGTTGCCGATGGCAAAAACCGATGATGGGGGCAGCAAGGATACGAGCGCGCCCATATCCAAAGCGATCCCCACGGGCGGCCCCACCGCGACCACCGGCACGAAAGTGGTGCCCGACCAGAAGACACCCACTAACCAGTCTCAGCCGCCCGTGCCGGCGAGCGAGAAGGTTCGCATACCGCCCTACGATCCGAAGCCCTATGCTTCGCTCATTGTCGCGACCAAAGACACGGACCCCGTAAAAGCCCAGGCGGCGGAAGCTGCGCTCACGGCGATAGAGAAAGCTGCTAAAGATACGGGCGTGCCTGCTGACCAGCTTGCAATGCACGCATGGATGGAAAGCAAGTTTAACCTGAATGCGCCTGATGGAAGTTCTGGAGAACAGGGGCCGTTTCAAATAATGCCGGGCACGCGCGATCTCGTAGACCCGACCCATATGTATGATCCTAAAACATGGGACGGAGCAGCACATCTTGCCGGTTTGGTTCTGGCTCCCCTCAACGCCGCATACGGCGAAGGCTCGCCGGCCGTAGCCATAGGCTACAACGCCGGCCCGCAGAACGCCGCGCGCTTCGCCGCCGGCAAGGTCGATCAGGTGCCGGCATCCGCGCTCACCTATGCGCAGAAATGCTATCCAGGCCAGACCATCAGCCCCGCCAACTGCACCACGCCGCCCAATGTAGACCCCGACGCGCTCCATGCGGCGATGAAAGCCGGTCCCGATGCGACGATGCGCTATGTGGCGCAGACCGGGCCTGACAGCACACCGCTGGGGCAGAAGTGGCAAGCCGCCGAGACGAGCCTCGTCTATGCGTCGCTCATGAAGGGCGACGTAGCCGGCGCGCAGCAGGCGCAGGAACTTATCCTGGGCATGTCGAGACAAGGCGCATCCAACGCCCTGATGAACGCTGATCGCGCGCTCGCGGCCGGCGACGGCACGACGGCGGCGCAGCAGCTTGCGGTGGCGCATGCGTTCTTTCCTGATGGGTCTTTCGGGAAGTTCGGCGTGGATAGCCAGGGTAATGTATGGGCACAGCAGTTCAGCGAGAAAGACCCGACCCTGGCGCTGGGCCAGCCGTTCCAGGTCACACGCCAAAACCTCCAGCCCCAACTCGTGATGACTTCGGATCCGAACAAGTATCTGGATGCGATCCAGAAAATCAATTTACAAAACGCGCAAACCGAGTTCGAGAAACAGCACGGTGCATATTTCGGTGATCTCATCAAAGAGCGCGCCGACGCTGCGAAAGAACGCGCGACGACGGCGCAGCAAAATGCCACCGAGGCGGATGCGGTGCGGAAATATGGACTTGCGCTGCATGCGCAGGAAGTCGAGGCGGCGCGTAAGACACATATGGATGAAGTCGCGTTGCAGACGAGCACGGGCTTGCTCAAGGAACGCGAAGAAGCGCAGGCGAAAATTGAGGCCGACAAAGCAAAGCAAGCTCAGGCGGATCATGCCCAATACAGCAAAGAAGTCGAAACGTTGTATGGTCCTGGCGCGACGCAGGATACGCCAAAGGGTTTGGCCGATCCAATCGTGAAAAACATGAATCCGCAACAGCGTTCCGCTGCCGCGCTGGCATACTACGATATCCGTAGCTTGAATTCGCAAGATGAACCAATGCCGAGCCCGACTGCCTATGAAATCGCGAACAGTCTTGTCACACACGACAAGAATGCGGGATACTCGGTAAACACCAAAAAGGGCGATCCGTCTTATGGGGCGGTCGTGACCGCTGATGGACGCGTAGTTGCGCGCCTGAGTCCATCCATTGTTTCGCGTCTCATCGGTTCGCTACAGCCGCCCGCGCAAGCACCCACAACAAGGCCCCTATACCGAAACCCGGCGCTTCCCCAGCCGGGTGGCACGATGGCGCTTCCGCAGGCCACGGACCCAGGTTCCGCGATGAACGGAGCAGCGTAGTTCATGTCAGGTTCACAGGTCGATCCGAGCGCCGCCACACCGGAGGATTATAGCGCAGGTGTCGTTGCGGGATACCCGGCGACGGGTGCGGCTCCCGCACCCGTGAGTTCGCCGCCGGCCGCGCCCGATCAGCCGGCGCTTCAGACCGACCCCAGCACGAGCCAGAGTTCATCCGCGCTGCCGTCTTATTCCCAGGACGACATAAATAAGGCGCTCAAAAACCTAGCGGATAAGCAACAAAAGGCGCGCACGGAGCACGCGCAAACCTGGATGGACAAATTGGGCGCGAAAGATGGCGTGCTCGACCCGTCGCGCATCGAGGCGTCGCAGATACAAACTGGTCTCGATCCCGATAATAACCATGGTTTTTTCAGAGACTTTGGGGATCGCCTATGGGGTGCCACCCTTGAGAGCGGCAAGGATGCACTCGGCGCGGTGTCGGCGCTGGAGAACTACGCGGGTGCAAGCCCTGAAGAACTCGCCGCGATGGAGAACATAAAGGCAGGTATTCAAAAACACGTAGAAGCTACCTATAACGATCTCTCGAACGCGGGCAAGCAAGCCCTCAC